GTACGCTCGCGCTGCCGGAACTGCGCGAGGAACGCTGGGGGCAATGCCAGCCCGTGCTCGGCGGAGCCCAACTGCACCGGAAGCGGTTCGTCCGTGCCGGCCACCCGCAGATAGTTCGACCCGGTCGTCACGCCGTCGTATGTGTTCCCGGCAGCCTTCGCGATGATCGGCGCCCAGTAGCGTTCGATGCCGCGGCGGATCCGCTCACGGGTCTTCTCGGCGAGCGGCTTCGTCCGGTCGCCGATGCGAGGTGCGGGCAGCGACCAGTCGATGATCGACTCGGCGGCCAGCCACCCCGGTTCGATGACCTGGAAGCACTTCGGGCAGCGGTAGAGGTACTGCGCACGGTAGCGGCCCCACTGCTCGGCCTTCTTGAACGCCTGCACAGCCTGCACCTCGCCGTGCTCGGGGCACACCGCCATCGGGCGAGTCCACTTCCCCACGTTTGGGCCCTGGTGATGCTTCGTGACCAGGTCCTCGCGCCACATCACGATGTACATGCGGTCGCGGGACTGCGGGGCGGGGAGACCGCCGATCTGCGCGTGCATGCTGTTCAACCACACGAACTGCATCCGATAGTCGAGCGACTTCATCGCCATCTGCCACGCCTCGAACTGATCCCACCGGTACGCGTCAACGACGTTCTCCAGGATGATCGCCATGTACCGGTGGTGCTCAGCGAAGCGCGGGATATCCCACATCGTCGCGCGCGACCGGTTCGCGGCCTCGTCCGGAAGCGGGCGGGTTCCGTCGAGCTCGAACAGCGCCTGGTCCTGCTGGCGCTGCCGCTTCACGCCCTTCGCGATCGAGTGGTTGGTGCACTCCGGCGACCCCCACAGCACATGTGTCTTCGGGAAGTAGGCCGGGTTCACCTGCGAGATATCCGCCTGAGAGTGGTCCGTCTCCGGATGGTTGATCTGGTGAGACTCAATCGCGAGCTGCCAGTGGTTCGCTGCGATCACGACGCGATAGCCGGCCTCGACAAGCCCGCTGCTTGAGCCTCCCGCGCCGCAGAACAGGTCGGTGACAGTCAGGCCATTCCATGCGACGTCCGGGCGCTGGTACCCAATCGTCCGCTCGAGCGTGTCCGTCATGAGTTCTCCTGTGGGAATGAAGAAGCCCCCGTGGTTGCGGGGGCTGGGTTGGGGGCTGGGCGCCGGTTCCGGTCCGGGTTTCGTTCGTACCCGGCGTTGCGGCGCGAACCGGTGACTTGGCGGCGGTGGAGTCCGAGCTTGTCTGCGATTTCGCGGTCTGTGAGTCCTTGGTTGAGGAGTTCGCGGAGTTGGTGGCGTGGGATGAGTGCGCCGTCTTGTGCGCGGGCTTTGTTGGCGGCTGCACGGCGGTCGTTTGGTGCGGGTGTGGCGCGGGGTCCTGGTCGGGCTCGTTTGGCTTTCAGTTCGGCTTCTGCGGCTTCTCGTGCCTGTTCTTCTTCCGCGGCGATGATCTCGGTGAGCGTGGTGCCTGCGTTGATCTGTCTGCGGAATGCGAAGTCGCCGTTATAACGCACGTGGACGTCACGGCAGGCCATGGGTGCGGGGCAGTGACTCCCCCGACATCCGTTCATGAACCCCTCGGATGTACCGTGTGGGTAGGTGGTGTCGGTGATGATGTCAGCAGTCATGGCTGCGCCTTCTCTGCTCGTGTCGCGGCGGCTCGAAGTGTCCCGCCCAATCGGCGATTCGATGAGTTGCCGTTGTTCTCCCAGTCGTCGGCGGCGTCTCGGAGGGCTTCGGCGGCCGTTTCGTGCCACCTGCCGTGGTCTTGGTGAATCTCGCCTTTGGCGATCTCTTCCCAGCCCCAGCGGAATCCCTCTGCACCTTGGTAGATCGTGTATCCACCGAGATCGTGCCGGGACTTGTCGGCGTAGTAGGTGGTCATGCGATGTTCTTCTCTCGTTCGCCGGCGAGGTATCGCCGTAGCTGTTCGGTCTTCTCATGGAAGGCGACGGCGAGTGTGTGTTTCACGGGGAGTGCGATGATGCGTTCCCGGTGGAGTCGCCGCCGTCGTGTGGGTGAGTTCTGCAGGTCGTTGATGAAGTCGGTGAACCATTCGTCCGAGAGTCCCCAGTCGGTTGGTCGTCCTGGTGTTGGTGTCATGCTTGCTCCGTCAATGGGAAAGGCCACTACCCGGTGGGGGTGGTGGCCTTGGTGGTTGGTCGGATGCGCGCCTAGGGCAATCGGGCAACCTGTCCGACTGCTTCACGCGTGAGCCCGTAGATGCGATCGCGTGACTGCTCGACTGATGCGCGGATATAGGCGGGCAGATACTGGACGGGCTCAGCGGCGGCTTCAGTGATGAGTTCGACGGCAACGGACACCTCGAGGTCTCCCATTCGTCTACCGAGCACGTCGCTCAAAATCTCCTTGACCTCATCCATCTCTTCTTGTGAAAACTCGCGCGCGTTACAGTCTTGAGAATCTGTTTGATCGTTACTGAGTTTCTTGCCCCTGTTCCCCTGTTCCCCTGTTCCCCTGTTCCCCTGTTCCTCTGTTCCAGGCGCGAGGGTTTCAGGAGGGCTCGCGACACTCTCGCGAATCGACGATTCCTTGTAGTCGAAAGTGCCGTCTGGCCTGGGGTTTCTACCCTTGCCGGGTTTGTCGATGCGTTGCACCTCTTCCCAGAAGGCGATGTAGAGCAGATGGTCACTTCCGGCCTCGTATCGGTGCACCAAACCTGCCTGGTATAGCTCGGTGATGGCTTCGGACACCCTCGCGACAGTCTCGCGAGGCCTCGCGAACATGTCGCGAGGGAACACGTCGCTGACGATGAGTTCGATGTCGTCGATGCCCACGCCGTTGTCGTCCACGTACGACTCGAGGCCTTTGAGGACGAGGCGTGCATCCCACGACACGGAGGTGATCCGGCGCGACTTCCAGAACTCAGGCTTGGTGCTTCTGATTCTCACGTCTTCCTCGATCTCATAGCAGTCCCGCGAGCTCGCCACGTTTGGTGATGAGCGCTTCCCGAATCTCGGGCGTCTGGTCGATGCCGAGTGACGCTGCGTGCTTCTCGATCGCGTCGAGCTTGGTGACGTTGGGCGCGGTGTCGATCGCGTTGAGTGCACGTGTGATGTCGTCACCCTGGGACGACTGCTGAGGTGCGACCAGGGCGTCCGCGAGTGGCTGGATCATCACCTTCTTGGTCTTGCCGCGGGTGATGACGTGTTTCGCTTCGAACGCCTTGTCGAGGTGCGACATGGCTCGGATGCGAATACCACCGACTGCTTGCCCCGCCCACAGCACTTCGGGGTCGTTGAAGAGTGTGAGCCGTCGACCAACCCACACGGTTGAGTCGGTCCCCCACGCCTGCACGATGTCCCTGAGTGCGGTCTTCGATGGCTTCCAGGGGCGTGATGGTCCGTACTGGTCGGTGGTGATGTGTACGGGTTGATCTGCGGGGCCTGGTTTGACGTCGACGATCGTGACCGTGACGTCGCGGCCCACGAGGTCGATCGCGTTGAGCTGATCGGACTTTGCGACGATTGCGCTACTGACGTCCATCAGTACCACTGCTCCGACCACGGATCGGTACCGCCGCGCTTCTCAACTTCCTCCGCAGCGCGCTTCTGGATGCCTTCGATTGACCCGCCAGAGATGAGCACGCTCTCCTCTGATCCATCGGCCAGCGTGTAGTGAATTCGGTACATCATGAGAATGTGGTCTCCTGGATCTCGGGGCGCCGCTCGGTCATGGGTAGACCTTCTGTGGCGCTGGTGAAGTTGTTGACGATGTTGGTGACGTTGATCTCGAACGTGGCGACGGCCGCTTCGATGGCGGTGAACCAACGCGGGTCAACCTCAACACGGTGCGTCCAGAGCGGGAGTCCTGCACTGAACGAGATGTAGTCGCACCAGGTCCGCCCGGTGATGAGCATCCCTGCTTGCATCTGTGCCATGTTGTAGACGGGTGGACGACCGGAGAGGACCGTGGCGAGGTGTTCCTTGGGGCGACGGGACTTGATCTCAATCAGCCCGTCCTCCCCCACCAATCCATCGGGCGAGAACCCGAATCTGACCCCGTTGTGTTCGCGGACGATGAACCCGACCTGACGCACTGGAGCGATGTTGGCCTCGTACACGTCGCGGGCAAAAGGCTCATCCTCAGTGCCCCGCTGCATGTCCCACGATGGGTGCACGTAGTCGACGTGACCAGTGATGCGTTCGGCGGCAATCTGCATGGTGAGACCGCGTGAAGTCTCATTGTCGGCGACCTCGAGCACGCGAGGCATTCCCGCGACGATGGCTTGCCGTTCGTCGTGAACGGTCTTGATCGGCGTGGGCGTCTTCCGTGCCGCACTCATGCATGGGCTGAACGCTGCGGCTTCACACTTCGGGCATGCGACCGTGAGTGCATCGCGTGACTTCTGGGTGACGAGTGAACCGACCGTGGACGCTGTGATCAGACCACAGCGCGCATCGATCCACTCCTGACTGCCCTGCTCAAGATGGTCGTAGTAGATGACGTTCGGTTCGGTCATGTCTGGTCCTTCCAGTACGTGTGGGGGCAGTCCATCCACACGGTCGGGTTATGGGTGATGACCACTTCTCCGTGGTCAAGGCACAGATGGCACGTCATGAGTCGCCGGCGATCGAGACGCGGTGATCGAACATCCAGACCGCGCCAGGAACTCCGAGGATCGGAGGAACGTGTCGACGCCAGACAAATCGCAACCAACGCCATCCGCGGTCGTACGTCCACACGGGGTGCCATGCGAACCATCGGAACCACTCGTTGCGGGTCATGAGCAGATCTCGAGACTGACGATCGAGAGGTTCTCGTAGATGGCCTGTTCGCGGGCGTATGA